GCAGTCGTAAATGTAGTTACGCTAGTCGCCGCTAGCCGGTTACCAGCTAAATCTCTTACATCCTCAGTTACAACTGCCTGATACGTCGTTGCGCTAGACAGGTTAAATGCAGGTGTAAGAGTTACAGTAGTCTTGTCAGCGCTGATACTGAGCGTAGCATCTACCACTGTTCCATCATCTGCCATCAAGAAGAAATTACCAGACGTCACATCGGAAGTTCTAATTGCTTCGCTGAAGACCCACTGTACAGTAGTATCTACTGCTACGCTTGTTGCACCGTCAATTGGAGTTACGGATTCGATAGTGGGTGCAGCGGTATCGTCAGTCGGGTCGACTTGATTAAACCAATTATCACCAATAGCTGGCGTATAGTCTGTCATGTCCTCGTCGGTCTGGTGAATCCACGCATCATCATAATCACGCTTGACGAAAGCTGCATTCATAGTTGGAGTCTGGAAGTTGATAGTATCACTTTTCGTTTCATGGTTCATTTCGGGCACATAGAACTTACCTTTCAGCAGCCATACATAGCGGTATTTACCATTAGACTTTAATGATCTAAACCCTATAGCTACCCAAGGAGGTACATCGCTAGCTTTCCTTACCAGTCTGCCGTTTACAACTGTATGCCCAAGTAGCGTTGCTTGAACATCGAGCGGAAAATCTGCAGCTACCAACTCGAGCTCTATCTGACCCAAAGACGATGCAGTCTCCATAGGACCATCATCAGCAAATAACGATTCGATCGTCGTGTTGGGGTTGATATTTGCAGTAATAGCACCAGTTATTTTTACAGGAGTTTGGTAGGACACCCCGTTTTCGTCATCCTGCACCAGCAGTGCATAATGCAAATCTTTTAACCCAATAGGTACTCCCGGCATTCAACTCACTCCTTTACTGTTAGTCTCTGTAGGTAGCTATACCTACATTGAACGCATATAAAACACGGTTGTTCACGTCAGTACCCATTCTAAAAGGTGTTTGCTTGGCGTAGACAATCGCCCATCTAGACTCTGTAAAGTATATTATTCTATTTGTAGGTTTGTCTATCTCGTTGAATATACTCCAACACTTGCTACGTGCATCAGCTGCTTCAACACTTCTTACAACTACCTGCACATCTCTTTCTACGGCATCTACACCATCTGGTGTGGGAGGGCCACTATACTCGTTGAGTATGATACAGTCATCCGGCTTATCCGGACTGAAATCTCTGAATATATCTACACCATCAGCTATCGCCAAACCTTTGCTCACTAGATAGTTAGCTATGTCTAAAAGGAGATTAGCCATAATACTCTCCTACCTTCCTAGACGACGAGTCAACCCCCTACCTATGTTATTGGCAAACTCGTTCTTACGCAGCACTACCACGTCTTCGAGAAACTTGGCTTTACCTACTCTATGAAACGCTGTTAAGTCTTCGTGCACTTTCACCGCATAGGCACTGGTTGGTTCTCCAGTTTTAGGATTGATTATATCGTCGGTTCCGAATCCGCAATTGGTGTATATCAAACTGCCTTTCTCTTCTGGTCTATTTGTATAACCACTAGATCTCAACGCTCCGGTGTCTACGGGAGTTTGTGCCTGACTCGGTTTGATTATATTTTCTAGGCTTTCTTCGTACAACGCATCCTTACAGTGCTGTGTTATCTGTTGCTCGAACCTTTTTAGGTTATTAGCCATTTTGTCTACACCACGTATTTTTACTCTGACAAAGCTCACAAGTTCACCTCCACGTGATCCACATTACCCTTCTCGTCGTATCTAGGACTAACCGAAATTATTGGTGGACGCCTACCATCTGGTAGAGTGAGCCTGTCTTTAGTCGTCATAGCGACAGCAACGCTTCCAGGGAAGTATAAGGTCCAATCAGATACTACTTCCTGGCCTCTCTCGTTACGTACCATGCGCCTTTGCCCTTCCATAAAACAACTTAACTCCAACGGTTCGCCGTATACTGGCGTGCCGTCGCCTGACTGACCTGTACACGGCTCCCATGTCACAATAATGTTCATCCAGCTCAAAAACGTGCTATCGATTGGACCCACCTCTCATTTAGATATTGTCCGTCATACCTTTAGTAAATATAGATTCTACTTCTACACCGCACGCTGTATAATACTCATACGGTATGCCACTATACGCTGTCACTTTGTTTCTTAGTTGTTTCGCTAGCTCGCGATACGCTTTGCTCTTTTGACTTGCTGCTATTCTTGTTCTGCCTATTGCTTTGTCTGCCTGTCTCGCGAACTTTCTCGCGATCACTTCGCAACACCTTGCTGCTGCTGCTAGCGTGTTCTTCTCGCTTGCTAGACAATAGTTTATCTCCTCGTCCGATATCAGCTGGTCTTCCTGGTTTGTATCTCCTATCTCGAACCTCACTGCGTCCTTCGGGCTGTCTGCTGGATTCCCGCTGTACGACCATGTCATCACTATCTACCTCCCTTGCCCCCTGCTTACTGCTCTCTAAACCAGACCCGGCACCCTGACCGCCCCTTTCTACATCCTGCTTGCCACTAGGTGCTACAGGAAGAGGCTCCTCGGTAGTGAACTGTTTCACTTTAGAAGAGTCAGCAGAGGGTGGCACAGGGGGCGGAGGTGCCGCTGGTTGCGTATTTTGCACTTTTACAAGCCACCCCGCTGAAACTAGTGTACGAAATTTTCGCAGCTTTTCTGCATCAGAGACCACTTCACCCGGCGCATATCTCCTACCGTTAATTCGCATGTAACGTCTAGCTATATAAGCCATTAAGCAACCACTCCATTGAAGAACGCTCCTAAATCGGGCGCTACCACTTTTTGATCAAACGCCATCTCACCTTCGATACGTTCAGTACCGAGGCCTAAGTGGTTCATACTGATTCTTATTATGCGGTTCCCATAGGCTCCTGCGCCAAGCAGTCCGGTCCATACAAACGTATAACCAGCGCTCGGAGTCTTCAACGCAGGCCTAGAAGCTGCATAGCACAGCAGAGCATGTTTCCCAAGGATAAACTCCATGTTCTCATCTGCACCCTTAGCGGCACTGTTCTTCACAGCTTCTGCTACGAGCACTTCATCCACATCAAACAGAGCTGCAAGCAGCTCAGGAGTCACGACTCCTCTCTGAGTGTACTTAATCCTGTCAAGAATGTCGGGATGATTCTTAAGCGCTTTGTAAACTCTGGTACCAAGTACTAACTTGTTTGGCTTGTGGCCAGTAAGCTCAAGAATAGCTGTCTGGGCTTCATCAATATCTTCGATAGGAGTTGAGTTAGCGTCACTCCATCGTAAAACTTGCCCTGTACTGGGAGTAGTATCTACACCGGTATACTCTGTACCCCAGACACCAGTTGTAAAGTACTTGGATGCCCACAGAACCTCACGTTTGATAAGAAGCTTATGGCTTACGAACTCCTCTGCATCTCTGTCAGGATCTAAAACCCTTTCAGCATTTTTGCGGTCCTCTTCTGTCACATCTTTATGATATGCATATTTACGGCAGAAGTACGTAGGAGTGTTGTCCAAATCGTATCCGCCACCAGCAGATTCGGTAGCTGGAGCTCTTTCTTCTGCTTCGTCGCGGAACCAGTCTTCCTTGGAGTATACTATATATCTGTCACTCTGGCGTTGTACTGGAACTACTGGAAACACTTTGTCTGCTATAAAAGCTGATTGACTCTGCATGTACGCCACACTTAAATTAGTAAGCACAGTATCTACGTGCGCTTGAAGATAGTTGGGGTTAGTTGGCATCTATGTCATCTCCCTTCCTCTAGAATTTTACTGCTCCAACACAATCAGCAATACACCAGAACCGTCTACGAAGGCACCGCTGGCAGCACCTGCCACAACGGAAATAGAGTCGGCGTTGCTGAACGCATTGTTGTCTGTAATTGCTGTACCTGCGATAACCTTACCCATGGTATCAGGATCGTTAGCACTCACGTCAGTGTTGAGAGTTACAACTCCTCCAGTTACTGCAGTAGTTCCTATTTCTAGTGAAATGTTTACACTCTTACCTATGCTGTCAGTAGTTGGAGTTTGAACTACGAAGTCCATCTTCTTGATAGTACCTGCAAATCCCGGAACAAACTCGGTCAGGGGTTCGCTACTGTCAAGTGCTGCAAGGCTGACGGGTATCGTCAGTATGGAATTGGCACTTGCAATACCTACTCCAGTGCTCGTTCTAGTCACCAGCAATATTGGATGTACTTCGTCAGCGTTACCACTTTCGAGAGCAATACCCAAGACCGCGTCGCTGCCACCAGCTGTAACCACTTTACCATTAGCGTCAGG